AGAGCGGGTGGATCAAAAAGCTCTTTTGTTTTTAGTAACACCGCCAATATAGCAAGTCAAGGGTCACCAGTCCCCATAGGCTATGGGCGCTTGCTAGTCGGCTCGACAGTTGTACAAGCTACAATAAAGTCTTTCCCTCAACACCAACCCTCCTCAAAAGCTTTACAGGGTCGCGAAGGCAACCCAACTTTTATAGGAAATAGAGTATTATGAAACACCTTCTCAAAAAGCTGAGCATCGCAGGGGCAGGAGGCAAAGGAGATAAACCTAAGCCACCCATCATGCTTCCTCCCGTCATGGGAGAACTCCAATATGGAGCTTCTCACAGTTATGCGGAAACGTTAGATTTATTAAGCGATGGACCCATCGAAGGTATCGTCAATTCACATGGAGAATTAGTAGATGGTTTGAATATATTACAAGGTATTTATTTAGATAATACCCCTGTAGCTGCAACCACCCAATCCTCAAGAAGTTATGATGAGCTAACACCTCTAGAAACCGATAGCATTAATTCTTTTAATGTAGAATTAGCTAGCGCAGGAGGAGTCGAATCTTGTAGCAATTTTTTTCAAGAATTAGCTAATGTCACTAATAGAAGTAGTGGTGGTAAAGTAACAGCTCTCAAAAATCAATACCTTTTAAAAAGAGATGTTTTTGAGGCTGGAGGTTGGCCTGATGTCAATATGATGTTCATAAGAACAAAATTTACTCAATCAGAGGTTGTTAATTTGAACAGGGCTTATACAAACATAGGCCCACCCGTCTTGCCGATTAAGCAGACAGACTTCGCTTTTTCCTTCAGGAGGTTTATTAAATATAGAAGTTTAACTGGAGATCAACGTTTCTTTTCGTATTTCAATAAACTGGAAGTATCATCGGAGAACTATCCAGTTTATATGGTCCTTAACCAACCGAAAGGGCCGATCCGAAGTGGTAGTTTAATATTTGCGGAGAACACATTAAAAGAATCCAAATTCTTATTCGCTTTTCAGCCGCCGCAGATGGACCAAGCGCCAAGATACCTTACATATGGTATGAGAGGGTCTAGATGGAACACAGGTCCGCAAACTGCTAAATTATTCACCGATAATATAACAGTCCTTAACGAGTCGATACAACCAGATCTCAATGAAATTTTAGACTTATTTAGTAGTAATAATAATAATCAAGAGGAAGACAATACACTACAACGAAAACTAGCGGAGAGGGCTTTGGGCAGAATAGGGTGGACAGAAGGAAGTATAGAAAACCTTTTGCCTAACTATTTAGATACGGAATTAGGAGGGATAGTGATATGCAAGGTTAATGACTCAAACTCTAATTTAAACGGCAAAATAATAAAAGATGGAGATTCTTTAATGGAAATGCAGACTTTACCTGTTGGAGTTAACTATGGTGTTAACCTTATAGCTCATATGCAAAGCAACGGTATAACCGTCACCGATGTCACTTGCCCTGAAATCTCGGATACAGGGGTTTTAAATGGGAATATGCACGGATTCTTGATTTTTCAATTCCCTATAGGGAGCGACACTATTGAGAATTATGTCCAAACTGCTAATAAGACCTCGCCCCATGTCTATGGACAGTGTGACACCTTCAAAATAGCCGAAGAGATCAGACTAGCATTAAAAGATTTAAATTCTTTTAACTACACAAAAAGGGTAGGAAGTGGACCAAGCTATACGACAGTATCTTTAGATGATACGACTAATACTATTCAAACGAATAAATTAAAATTTAATTATAATAATATTTTAGCTGAAATCCGCAAAGGCGAAGAGGGCCAATCTCCTTTTGATAATTTTAAAAGGATTTTTATTGATCATCAATATGGCAGGGAGCTATTCGGGCCTTTCGGAACCGCTGAATCTAGTATCGAGGAAAAAGATACTGACACAATAACTTATCGACAAATAAATGCACCACAACGTATCAAGCCTAATACCTCGATGCTGTCAACAAACAGTTCATACGACTTGACAGCTAATAACTTTAACTTATCATTAGGCAATGGTCTACCTATTGCCGAAGGAAGCGATGATCAAAGAAGGGACGCACTAGACGATCAGAGAAATTATTCATCTTGGGCAGAAGCCTCTCTAGCTGATTTTAATGAAGAACCTATCTCAGTAACACATATAATCTATAACCCCAATGTAGAGCAGGTTTTTATAACTTTAGATGTTTCTTCTCTAAAAGACACCCTTACTAAAGAAGTTAAAGGCGCATTAGATGGTAATTCGGTAGATACGACCGATTTGAACATAGGGACAAGTTTCCCCGCAGTATTAAACATAGAAGTAGAAACTGGCTATATCAATAACAAGCTCGGTGACTCTCAAGGACAAATAGCGACTGCAACCTATAATTTCAGAATAGTAGCTTTAATAGAAGGAAATACTTTAATCGATATCGGCAATCCCGATTATACAGCAAATAGCGGCAAAGATTTTGTCTTAAGTTTAAATGCTGCAGATAATATCCTCAACCCTCTTGCTCTACCTTTCCAGTTGCCCCCTAACGAAAGCCAGCAAAATGCTTCTCTCGAAGTAAACGGAGAGCGATCTATACAGGCTGGAGTTGTCGGTGAAATGCAAGCGCAAAACAGATATATAAAAATAACAAAACTTTCTTATGAGACTAATTCTGTTCTGTTAGACAAAGTCGTCTCAGTTAGTAAAGTTACAGAAATTATCAACGTAGATCTGCCCTACCCATTCTCTGCTATAGTAGGTACTAAATTAGATTCTAGATCTTTTAGCAGTATCCCCAAAAGGACTTATGATTGCAAACTCAAAAAAGTAAAAGTCCCTAGTAACTATTACCCAAGTCATAACGGTATAGACAAAAGATATTACAATACCGAAGCAGAGTTCAATGACGTTAGCTCAAAATATAAATTAATTTACCAAGGAGATTGGGACGGTTCATTCCACAAAACCCTACAATGGACAGATAACCCTGCATGGATATTGTATGATCTATTGACTAATGTTAGATATGGCATGGGTTCGCATATCGATGAAAATAAAATCAATAAATGGCAACTCTATAAAATAGGTAAATTTTGCGACAATGTAGATGAAGAAGGTCGTTTCTTAGGAGTCTCAGATGGTAGAGGAGGCAAAGAACCCCGTTTCTCTTGTAATATAATCTTTGATCAAGGGGAGAAAATATTTGACGCTATAAACACTATAGCCGCTCTCTTTAGAGGGAGGACTTTCTTTAGTAATTCTGAAATTAATTTTGTAGACGATAGACCTAGAAGTGCAACTAATTTTTTCACTAATGAAAGTGTCAAAGACGGCTTGTTTTTCTATTCCAACAACAGAAGAGATGAACAATTCAATACGATAGAAATAGGATATAAAGATAGATTTAATAACTATGAACCCAAAATAGAAGTTATTGAAGACGAGGAAGACATAAAAGAACGAGGCATTTTTAAGAAACGTATAGATGGTATAGGGATAACCTCTAGAGCTATGGCCCGTAGGGCCGCTCAACATCAAATTTTTTCTAAAATAAAAGAAAACCAACAAGTGGCTTTTACTGCAGGTTTAGAGACTCTCTTATGTAAACCTGGAGATCTAGTTATAATAGAGGACGAATTAAAAACCAATATAACTAATTTTGGCAAGGTTTTAGATGTTAATTTAGAAGACGAAACAATTAGACTTAGCAATAATTTCTCTTCTGTTATGACCACTGGGGTTCTAACTGTGTATAATCCTACTGGTATAGATAGCATAGATGAATTAGGTACTATAGCTAATCAAATTAGACAAAGATATGACAGCTTTACTATTACAGGCTCAGCCTTGGACCCTTGGCATCCTTACACTGGAGAGTATCGCTTTTCAGGTTATACTGAGGGGTACGAATCCGCTGGATTAGTATCGGGAGATACTAGATATGTTGATTACGCTTCTTATACAGGGACAGCTAGCAAAAACGTATATTTCGAAACAGGTGTAACTGGTTGGGTTCTTGGTTCTGGAGACGCTATGTCTTTAGCTTCTGGTGATTTTATTGGTTCCGAAACAGGCGATCTGGCAGCTCAAGAGCTTACGACATTTAACACGGGAAAAATATCTGTTTTAGATATGACTGCCCCCACTAATGATAAAAGGGGGGCAGCTACAGAATTCTCTGGTTTTGATTTAAGCAGTTTTACAAACTATACTCGCGGCATAACTAATTACGAGTTATCCGCTATAGCCCCTGAACAAATAACAGAAATCAGCCTCACTGGCATAGCAACCAATCTAGATTATGGTTGTTTGCTCTCAGGCTTCAATAGGCCAGAGATATTACCGTTAGTCAAATTAGGGAGTGCTGCTAAATTTCAAATTAAAGATGCTAGCCCTTTCTTTTATAAGGTCATCTCTATGAAAGAGGAGAACCCCAATGAGTATCTTGTCACTGCGACAAAATACGACACTGGTAAATTTAATTTGATTGATAAAAATATTAGCATAGAAAATGAAGCTAATACTTATAGTTATCAAGTCGCTCAAACAATTAACGGAGTGACATATACGACTTTAGACCCCCCTGCGTTTGTAGGCAATGTAACGACTGGGATACCCAACTCTACAGATCAAACCTTCAATATAACAGGGGATTGGACTGTAGTAAGCGATGTCACTGGCTACGGAGTAAGACTCACTATGCCAAATGGTCAAATAGTAGATACTACTACCACAGATACTAGCATAAGTCTTTCTGGATTAAACCAAGTAGGAGT